AACTTTCTTTGGAGCCGGCTTGCTCTTTACCACCACAACTTTTTTGTTGTGGCGATGAACCACCGGTGGCGGGGCAATTTGAACGACTCGAACGTGTGTTCCGTGATCGTGATGCCCGTGGTGTGGCTCGTGGTGCGTTGAAGTACCGATGATGATGCCGATAAAACCGCCTGCTAAAGTAGTTGTTAGCATAATAATTCTCCTATGTTGTCTTTTTTAGACGAACGAGAAGCGATTTTATTCAATAGTTTTTATATCTTGTCTGCGAACCCATCTTCTGATGAAAATCTGACCAGTATAAACAGCGTGTGCACTCTTAATATCTGGCTCACTAAACCTGACGAGGTAAAAGGGTCCTCTGCCATACTCTTCTGTTCTGGCTCTAATGTCCAAAACTATCCCCTCTTCCATATCTGCGGTAAAGGGGTGTCTTGCGAACACTTCAGCTCCTACTTCAGGCTTTTGCTTTTTCATCTTCTTCGCCCTCAAGATTGTAGAATGAACTTGCATCTCCTGTCTTCTCTTTGAACTTCATAACGACTTCTTCGTCTAGCAGTTCAAGGACTCTTGCTCGGAACTTTTTGTCTTCCAGCATTGAAATCCATTGAGGGCCTTGGAACTTCTTCTCTTTGCCGTCTTCGTAAACAAGTGTCCACCAAGCACCGCCATTTCTGAGGTGTGCCGAGCTTTTGATTGCTTCAAACCATGACTCTTCGTCGAGGATGTGAACATTGTCGCCTCCCCAAGTGATCTTGAAGCCACATTCACGCCCTTCCGAGCCGAAACGGGATTTCTTGATCTTTGCTTTGAGTTCTGAACCAACTTGGAAACCCTTATCATCAAAGATTTTAGCATCTTTGTTCTTTCGGGCTGTCAGCCAGATCTCTAGAGAGTAGGCGTATTTCAGTGCCTTACCGCCCGGAGTGAAGTATGGCTCCATCCTTGCTTCCCAAATGTTACTGGTGATGTTAGTCTTCAGTTGATTTAGGATAAGAAGCGTTGCTTCCGAGTTGGCGATGGGCTGTGTAAGTTTCGCAAAACCTTTTGACAGGATACGAGGCTTTACAGCCATCGATGAGAGCGGATTGAAGTCACCGGCAATGTCCGAGATTGCTGGCGTTTGAGCCAGAGAGTCCCAGATAAAGAGCATTCTTCCTTCGTTTGATGAGAGAAGTTGCTCGATTGTCTCCAAGACAAACTCAACGGATTGAGCCTGTACATAGAGGACATTATCGATGTCGCAACCTGCATTTGCTAAGAATGACGGATCGATGGCGGATTCAGAATCGAAATAAACGACTTGAATATCCATCTTCTGTGCGTTCCCTGCTATCTGGGCAGCCATATAAGACTTGCCAGAAGCGGAGAGTCCAGCGATAGAACTTATCTTTCCAACTGGAATTCCTGCCATTTGCCCTCGACAGACGATGCCGTTAAGCCAGCGAGATCCTGTTGGGATCCAGCCTTTTACTTCTGTCGGGTTTTCGCCAGTAAGATCGTGAGCGACTTGTACGCCTGCCTTCTTATTGACGAGCTTTCGCATATCGGCTATGGAAAGTTTCCCTGCCTTGGTCACCTTAGCTTTTGCCATTTAAGCTGCCAAAGTTACGAGGTTGCCCTTACCATCACGGACTTGACAAGTCCAGTTCGGTAGTGGATTGTGGTTGTAAGACTCCTCTTTGAGGTGTCCCAGTGGAACACTGAGCTCCATAGAAAGATCTGTCCAACCTCGCTTGTGATCGAAGCGCTGAGTTGATTGCTCAATCCAGTCGTAGTCGTAGAAAGATTCTCCGATTACCTCTGCGACGAAATCAGTAAAGGCTTCGTCTCCTCGCTCGTAGTCATCAAGCAAGCCATCTTCGCGCAGCGTTTCAATAACGGAGTTGCCCTTGTCATAAAAAACACTTCCCTTCTCCGTAACGGCTTCCGCAAGAGCATAAGCTGCTCCTGTTTCGCTCATAGCCGTCTCAACGTGAGTTTCGTTATAGTGGAAGACATCACAGCCCTCCTCCCAAGAAAAGTTAACGTCTGTTTCGTCTGTAGCACCAAGTGCTTTGATTTTATCATAGAATGATTGTTTTGTCATATTTGCCCCCTACGGCAGTTGTTGTTAAAATGGTGAGGCACCTGTAAACCCGTGCCTCCCTGCGGTTGCCTTCCTGACCCTACTCTAAGGTAGGTGTCTCGGCAGGTGTCTCTAGCACTTCCTCGGACGATGTTGTCTTTGGTTCTGTAGTGGCTTCGAGGACAGCTTCAGCAGTTACTGCTGGGATGCTATCAATTACGGAAACTTGATCGACATTATCGGATTCGCCAAAAAAGGTGATTCCTGAAATGCCAAGCACGGCTCCTGCTACAAGAAAAATAATGTGACGCACATTAGTGTTATCAATAAAATCCATCTTATTCTCCTCCTGTAGCCGTGGTAGTACCAGTGGTTCCCGTTGAGGTGCCAGTGGAAGTACCAGTCGTTGCACCGGTTTCTTCAGTACCAGTCGTAGAGCCAGTTTCGGCTCCAGTCTCAGTAGTGTAGTATGTGGAAGTTGTGGTTACGGTAGAGCTAGTAGTACTAGTTGTCTCTTCCGCATCCTCATCTGCACATCCGGTGGTGATGATAGCGAGCAGCGCGAGGCTGATTGCTGTTTTGTTAATTCCAAACATTTGTTTGTTTCCTTTGTTGTTTAGAGGCACCTGTAAACCCGTGCCTTCCCTGCGGTGTAAATGGTGAGGCATCTGTAAACCCATGCCCCCCTGCGGTAATGAAACTTTTACGCGTTCATTAAATCGTTAAACGCAGCGTCTACGGAAGTTGATGTGTCGTTGTATTTTACTACATCCTCCGAAGAATCTGCGGCGTCACCATCGAGGAACTCGTTTAGCATAACTTGTACCTGCTCTGGTGTCTTGCGCTCAAACAACCCGTCAAAATCAGGGATGCTTTCAAGAAGTTTCGCGCATTCATCAGAACCTCCGACTGCCTCGTCACATAGCGGACCAGTCCGTCGGCGGGGGGTAATAGTGGTTTTGGGGAATGAGGCGCCTGCTGGCTTCTCGTACTTGATGACGAGATCAGTCCCGTCCTCAGTATCAGTGATATCGCCGTAATCAGGATTGAGTACCAGTTCCAGAAGCTGTTGGTAAGCCATTTTACCAAAGCCCCAGACTTGGACTCCCTTCTCTTCCTCTCCTCTTACGAGAACAGGTGCGAAGAAACGCTGACGGGCACAAAGATTTTTAGCGAGCTTGATGCTCTCATCTGTCTTTTCACGCCAGAGTCCACGAACGAAATCGTCAAGAGGATCATCCTCTCCGAAATTCTTTTTTGGGCTCAAAAAGCCCGTGTTGTTGCCAAGGTTGTAATGAAACCAAAAATCCTTGAACGGGTCGCCGTCCTTGGTTGGTACAATACGAAGGGTAGATTCGCCCTCTGGTGGCTTCCAGAAGCCGGCTTTACCGCCCTTGTTTTTTACTGATTCGAGCTTTGCTCGCATTTTTGCTAAGTCTATAGCCATGTTGTTCTTTCCTTTGGGTTAAAGTCATAACAGCAAATTTTCTGTTATGCTAGTTGGTTTTATCAATTATCCGATTGGATAATAGAAGTGTAGTTGAGAATGTAACAATAATCCTGTTGGTAGTTTGTCGGGAATACTCCGAAAGAAACTTTCAAATCTTCTGTCTCGGCTTGTGCCTTGACAGTTGAAACGATTTTCTTTCTCAAGTCCCCCTCAGTTTTTAGTCTTTCCTCATTGATACTATAAATATAACACTTTTCCTTGGTTCTGTCAAGGGAAAAAAACGATTTTTCTTCATTTCCTTCGATGTCTGAAATGCCGAAAGTTGCTATTCGGCTTGCTTCTGCTGGATCCTCTATTTTACCCATAACGGGCTCTGAGTTTCTAAAAACATTTATCATATGAATTGTTGAAACAAGCAATTCGTTTATCTTACTATTATAACCTATTATTGGAACATTGCCAAGTATTTTTTCTAAATTTGTGTTTGAGACAAGATAAAGCATTTCTAAGAGTCCAGAGCGAGCGTATTGCTGTAGAACCCCATAAGTTGCACTCTCGTGTAGCGTCTTGGCTTTTGAAAGAAGAGAAGCGTCTGGCCTTATATAAAGCACACTTAACTCGCATTTATCCTTTATT